TGTAGTATTTACATTATTATATGTAGTAGTTCCTGATAAAGCTTGACCTACGCAAAGTTGCCATTGAATAGGTTGATTCCCTCCATTATAAATCTCTACATCAATATAGGCTACTCTTGTTCTGTTTGTTATACTATTAAATGTTGTTCTTGGTCTAAGGCTTAACATATGCGTACCGCCAGTTCCAACACTTATAGCACCTGAGTCTTGTTGGAAAGTGTAGCCATAAACATTTATATCTTCTGAACCGCCTTCTGATATTACAGCAGAACATAAGAAATACATTGTTGTAGATACTGTTCCTGTACAAGTCATACCACATCTTACGGGAAGATTGGCTGATTGGATATATGGAGGTGCAATATTGTTAGCGTGTAAAAACTGATGAGCATATATAATTTGACCACCTATGTCAAACCCAATTCTTACTCTACCTGCGTAAAGTGCTTGAATATCAATAACTAAAATTTGTACTTTAGTTATATCTAATGTAATTCCGCTAGCTCCAGTTCCATCTAATTTATCTAAATTCCAAGAAGATTGAGCTACTGTAAGATTACCACTGCCTGTAGCTGAATAAAGAACAAATTGTTTAGTTGTACCATCTAATTGAAACTCAACACCATTTACACCATCTGAATAACCTGCAAACTTTAATGTATTAGCTACGGCTGCAACCATATTAAATGTAACAAATGCAAGTTGAGATCTACCTGGTTGATATGGTAAATACTCATAACTTTGCATAAGTGCTTTTCCACCTGTAGGAGTAGAACTAAATGTCATTAACCCATATCTATTTGTAGAGTCATATGTAATCGTAGCACCTGATCCATTGGTTATTTGCTCATATATAATAGGAGCTAAATCGTATGTAAGTTGAGAGTTATGAAGAATAAGCGGATTAGAAACCCTTAATCTACTAAACGCATCTAAATTCGCACTATCCCTAATGGCTACATCGGGGTCTATTATGCTATATCCTGAATATCCTTGTGCCATAATTAACTAATTTCTGTTCCCCAAACTTGAAAGCTCAAGCTCGCATTTCCTGAATAAACTCTTATTTTATCTGTGGTAGCTAGTGTTACGCCAATCGTTGCGATAAATGTATCGTTTCCTGCTAGTGTAACATCATAGTAAAGGTAGTCTTTATTTGTTGTAGATGCGCCCGCTTGGGAGATACTTACCCTAAATGTTGTTTGTGTGCCACCCCTATTACATATTGATAGAGAACTGCACACAGTTGATGTAGAAGCAGGAACGGTATATAAATCTGTTTCCGTTGTAGCTAATGGGCTAACTTGTCCTAATATTTTATAAGTATTCATACTATGCTCCCATTAATAAAAAGTTTATTTCAAATCCCCCACTTCCTCCCGACCCATTGCTCGCTGCGGTTATTCTTCCTTGCGCATCAACCGTTAGGTTTGTGCTACTATAACTTCCTGCCGTCACTCCCGTATTTGTTAATGAAGCTGTTAAAATTCTGTTCGATATGTTTAAGTCTACCGAACTTGTGTCCAATACGCCATCTATCGGAGAGTTTGTGCTTATTAATTCTTCTACGTCTGCTTTAAATAAATCAAACATCCTTAACCACGCCCCCTTCCAAGCGTAATATACGTTGGTTCTTAATTGGTTATTGGGTGTTGGCGTAGCAAAATACGGCTTCTGTATCAGAATTGTGTTGTCTGTTACAAGAGGTGTTTTTTGGTCTGTTATTTTTACGCTCATTGTGGTGTAAAGATAATCAATTTCTTGTTTTTAATGCTTGTCCATTTTGTGAATACCTACAATTGCATTGGGACTATCTCGTTGCTTAGTTGTCTAGTTATCTCTCTAGTATCCTTATTATACACATATCCCCCATTACGATACAATTCAACATATTCATAAATGGAACTGTTAGTCTTGACTACTACTCTACGGGAATAGGACTTAATATATCCCATCATCCTTAAAGTTCTTTGAAGTCTGTAACCTGTGGATTGTGAACGGTGAACCTTCTTTCCAAAACCTCTGTTTGACAATGTTAAGCACTTGTTGTCCTTTTCAAAATTCTTTAACATCTTCTCCATCCCGCCCTGCTTCTGAATGTATTTCAGTTGGGATTTGGAGAACCGTCCGTTATATTTTGCAATATTTACGAGTTGGGACTTTTTGATTAATGCTTTATCTTGTTTGTGCAGATTGTTTAGAACGACTGCTCGCCTAAATTCTACTATTTGATTTGATTTTTCTTTGTGAATGGGTATTAAAATGCACGTTTTCTTTCCTTTTTTTAATTTCTCTATCCCCACCATGCGGAGGTTTTTACCGCTTATTTGCGCCATTCCCTCTTTGATAATCAATGGTAGGTGCTTTCTGATTGTTTCGGGCGACACCCCCACCTCTTTAGCTACTGAACGATACGTCCAATTATAATACACGCCCGTTCTATACCTTGACTTCATAGCCACCCATATCCGCAACGTATCTAGGTTTCCCTCGTTGTGGAATTTGAACAGTAAGGCTATTGGTACATTCTGTTTGCGCATTAAAATAAAAAACCCCTCAAGGATAGCGTGATACGGGCACACCGTCCAAAAGGGGCTTTTCATTTTTGTCTTTATTTAACAATCCGCTAGTTTGTCTTTCCCGTACTACAAACCAACGATGAAATATCCGTTTTGATACGCAAATATACGGATAGTATTTGATATTTCAAAATGATTGTTTTAACATATTTTATTGTTTTATAAGTTTTTGTTTGACTAACTTTGCGCCACTATGAGTGAAATAAATTCAATTGTTTACAACGAAGATTGCGTAGAAGGAATGAAGCGGTATGCAGATAATTATTTTGATTTAGCTATTGTTGATGTTCCTTATACTGATAATTACGAAGCTATGCAAAACCTTAACCAAGATATGAAAGGTAAGGTTGCAAAGGTAGGGCAATATCACTACAACTCATTGACAAATGCAAAACCAACAAGCGAGTATTGGACTGAACTTCGTAGAGTATCTAGAAATCAAATTGTATGGGGAGCAAATCACTTAATTGAAAACCTTTCATCAACTCCTTGTGTGATTGTTTGGGACAAAGACAATAGTGGAAACTTTGCTGATTGCGAAATTGCTTTTGGTTCATTTAAATCAAGTGCTAGAATTTTTAAGTGGCGATGGAATGGAATGTTGCAACAAAATATGAAAGACAAAGAGGAACGAATACACCCAACTCAAAAACCTGTGGCTTTGTACGATTGGTTATTACACAATTACGCCAAACAAGGAGATTTAATACTTGATACTCACGTTGGTAGCGGAAGTAGTAGAATAGCTTGCCAAAAAAACGGATTTTCTTTTACGGGGTTTGAAATTGACCAAGAATACCACGAGGCGCAAGAGAAGCGTTTTAAAGACTTTGTAAGTCAATTACGAATGTTTTAATAATTACGTCAACGCTTAACTGATTGACGCATTGACTTGCGCCATATCTGCCTCCAATCGTGAACAGTAAGTGCATTGTTTCTTGCCGCTAGTCCTTTTACTTCTTGTTCCCAATTGCGTTTCCACATTTGAGCTTCCAATCTGTTAATCTTAGTGTCAAAGGAAACACGCTTCCAATGGATGTAATTGGTGATACACGGAACAACGTCCTCTTGAATGACTGCATCGCCATCGTTCAATCCCGTTGCAATGTACTCCAAAATAACGTAATCCGCTTCGATATAGCTATCAAATTGGATTTGATTTTTGTGCCAATCAATGCGGTATGAGTTTCTCAAAGTTCCCGCACCTAGTCCGTATAGTCCACCGACAAATTGATTGTTGTGCCAAAACGAGTTGTAGTACCACCAATCGCCTGTGTACACCCCTGTTATTCCGACAAACCCCTTTGCTATGTATTGACATTGCTCTGCATCTTCTTGACATCCGCAAGCATCAGGTTCTCCCGAAAGTCTTAATTCAGGGTTGCTATCTAAATTGATAATAGTGCCATAGCACGAATATCCGATTTTTATGAAATTTACAAAATCAGCAGGAAGGTTGGCGGTCTTGGTGTTTTCGTCCACTTCTAGCTTTACCGTTCTTACTGTATTCTCAAGAAGATTACCCACATTGAGCCGTCTAAACCCATCGTGCGCCCACTTGAGGTACTTCTCATAGTTACGTTGACTGACTTCATCGAGGTCAGCCATCACGCTATATACGCAAAAAGAAAGGGTTTTAGTTTGCTGCTCCATCGTTTATTTTATCTTCTTTTCCTACGGTAATCAATTGCACCACACCGTTAATCACATCGCTAATTATATCGGACGGGATAGGCATTTCTTCGGTAGTCGGTATAGACGGTAATTGCGGTACGCATCTAAGTAGCACTTGGGTCACGCCAAAAGGGAGATTTTTGTAATACAATCTTCCCGCTTCTTGCCATGCTTTAGGTTTGCTTGTACTAAACAATTTTGAATAGACTGCTTGTTGCCCTGCTTTGCTTATGATAAATGTGTCCTCATCGTCTTGGCTGTATCCTACCGAAACGATACCCATGTCGCCCGCAATAGAGGAAACAACATCGGTAATATCCGAGTATTTCAAATCTCTAGTCGTGTCTAGTTTCACATCAATAAGTGAGGCTCTAGTAAACGAACCGATAGATTGGTTTCCGTAGGCTTGTAAGTATTTAGGGAGAATTGAGTTTCTTACTTTATCTGCCAACCAAATAATTGTACGCTCGTCCATGCTCACGGGTGCATCTTGTGAGTTCACGTTTAAGGCTAACTTGACACCATCGGCAAAATTCTTTCCTGTCATATTGCAAAATTAGCATTTTTTAACGATTAATTTATTATAGTCTGCGTACATTTGCGTTACTAAAGAGATAATATGACACCTTACGACAACATGGACTTAGAAGCACTAGAAAGATTGTACGACAAAGCAATGAGCAACGGGGATGAAGATATGGCTGATTTAGCGGTTCTTCTTTCAAGCGAGCTTCAACTTAAATTAGTTAAGCAAATCGTTTGAACTACAACATAATATCACTATATTCGTATCTTAAATTATTAGTATGTTAGACTTATTTATCATTGCACTTATGACCGCCATTTTCGGGGCGTTGCTATTCGGGTATCGAATTGCCCGAAAAAAGGGAAAAGAAATAGTCCAAGAGAAGAACAAGTTTGAAAATATGTCCAACAATCAGTTGAACACTATTACCACCGTAAATTATCGTGGCGAAAATATACCCATGACCGTACTAGAGAAAAAGACAATATGGGATAACATCACCCGTGAGGGCAAGAACAAGGTGTGGTCTGACTTTAAAAAACAACGTAATCAATTAAATTAAATAAAATGGAAGCACAAGGAATAGTAATTGCAATTCTGCCGCAAACGACTTACGGCAAAGAGAACAAGAAAAAAGGCGGATTTGTCATCGAGTTTCAAGACGGCAAATACCAATCAAACCTAGCGTTTGAATGTTTTGACAAAGCACTTATGGACATGAGCGACCTCGAAGTAGGCGACAATGTTAGTGTCAATTTTAGTGTTAAGAGCCGTGAATGGCAAGGCAAATGGTACACCAACGTAAATGCTTT